CTTATTTACGAGCAAGCAATTACAAACATAACGATAGAAACAGCCAGCACTCAAACAAACAGGCTTTATCGTGTCCCTGATCCGCATGTATGCGTTTTAGGAACTAAGGCGTTTATTTTGTACATGGAACCCCAGCAAGGAACTGGCGCAACAAAGGTAAGGTATTCAGGTATCGACCTTACAAGCGCCACGAGCGCAGGGCACACTTTTGATACTGCCGGAAACCAGTTTCAAGCTGCTGCCGATCTTGGTTCTTTTACAGCGTCGTACCATAGGCCAATGTTTTCAGCAGATGTTGCAACCTCAGCAGGCAATGCCACGGTTGCGGCAGAAAGTGTTACATCAGCCATAATTGCAGGCAGTCTGTTTAGCTCAAATCTTGATGTCCACACGTTTACCGATGCCACTTGTGACACCACAAGCGGGAGCAGAAATGTTGATATGGATTCAACGCTGGGGTTAATGGTGGGCGACGGAGTGAGCGGCACCGGTATTCCAGCAGGGGCTACTGTGGCAGCAATAACAGACACTGATACGTTTGTTTTGTCGGCTAACGCAACCGCTACAAACACTAACACCACATTAACGTTTAGCCGAGGCAGAGACGAAACAGCAGTAAACGGCGGTCTTCGTTTTGAATATTTTAAATGCACCTCTGGAACAACGCTAACGTCTTTCGGCGCCACGACAAGCTTTGATGTGGGAAATAGCGGGGTAGGCTCATCAGGCAATGCTGAAGCCTTGCCTGTTATGGCAACTGACGATGCAGTAACGCCAGGGTTTTCCTTAAAGGCTATTAATGACGCAACGCCTGCAAATGGTCAGATATTTTATGCGGTAACAAATTATGCCGCTTCTGGTTCAAAAATAAAACAAAAGTTTGCTTTGCTCGACCATGACCTTGGGAGCCAAAACGCTACAATGCAGGCAAGCAATGAAGGTTTTTTGTTGAGAGCTTCGGCCTACGCTGAAAACAGCAGCCAGCTTAGGGTTATTGCTGAGATTGTGACAGATACAAGTGTTGGCTCTAAGTCAACAGGTCGGCCCGATACTCACGCGGTATATTATTTTGAGATGTCGCGAACAGGTGGCGCTCAAACGGCTTGGTCAAACTCTAAAACAATTGCATACAACTCCAGCATTATAAGCGACTTGTTTAATGACGGTACAGACACTTACTTTGTTTTGTCGCACACAAACGGCATTCGAGGCTCTTTAAGTGGGAACATGGCCTTAATGCAGTCGCCACCCATCACAAACACTGTTAGACCATGGGAGATTGTTGGAGCAATAGGGACCGGTAACAACCCTACGAATTTTACATCAGACACTGCTGCGTCACTCGAGAATAATATTCGACTTTTTACAAGTGTTTCTCGAGTAGGATTAATTTCTACCGGTCTGTATCGTTTTGGGTCAAACCGTTTTACCAACTTGGTAGAGTACACTACGGGAGCGGCGACAGACACCTTTGAAGACGAGGCGCATTCTCCAGCAGTTGTTTCTATAAATCTTGCTCCATCTAGAAAGCATAAATCCGTAAAAACCCCAAACGGCCTACTNTTNACCGGGGGAATGCTTTATCATTATGACGGCGTTTCTCTCACTGAAAACAACTTTCTTGTTTTTCCTTTTGCTCGCNTTACNGGGACNACTGGTGGTTCAATAACAACAGGCACCTATCTTTACCGGGTAGTTTATGAGTGGTACGACGCAATGGGTAACGTTCATCGGTCAGCGCCATCCCAATCAATGAGCGTCACTTATTCAGGAAGCGCCGGAAAAAACAATATTGATATTTACGCGCTTCAGTTAACCAGAAAACGACTTGGCTTATACAATGATTCTTTTAACGGTGTTCGTGCCGTTATTTACCGAACAACTGCGGGCGGTTCGGTTTATCATAGGGTTGGCGCGGAAAACCTTTCAGACAAAGAAGACGACGTTCTTGTTACTTGGTCAGATTATGGCGGAATCACTGACGCTGAATTAGTAGATAATGAGCTTTTGTACACTCAGGCAGGCGTTCCTTCCAATGCATTTGTGGGATCGTGCAAAGATGCCGCGTACCATAAGGAACGTGCGTTTATTACGACAAGCAATAACGCAGTTAAATTTTCTAAGCACATGAGCGGTCTTGATGGGGTCAACTTTACTGATGGCTTTGAGCTTAGGGTAAGCAGCGAAAATATTGAAATTGCCGCAATTGAATCTGCCCGTGAAGCTTTGCTGATTTTTACAGAGGATGACGGATACTACGTCACAGGTGAAGGCCCAGACAATGCAGGGGTTGGGTCTTTTACTCAGCCAAGAATGTTTGCTCCTGGCGTTGGTGCCTTGCCAGGTGCAGACCATGCTTACCATTCTGGCGGGACACTAATTCAGACACGTCGTGGTATTTTTAATATTCTTCCTAATCTGCAACCCGATTACATTGGGGCAAATATTGAAAGCAGCATATCTATAAAACAGGTAGCAACCGACCTTACAGTAAAAAATATTTTTTCAATTGCTGTAGATGAGGACCAAAACGAGATTTACTTTTTCGTTGAAAATACTGCTTCAGGGTCAAGCAACTCGATACTTGTTTTCAATACGATTGCACGGCAATGGTCAGAGTTTACCGTGGGGTACTCAGGCAGCAACTACGGTGTTTCTGGTTTTCTGCGAAACAACTCTCTGTACATGCTTAATGCTGATGGCAATCTTCACAGGATGGACCCTAAGCAATACGTCGATTACACAACGGGGTCAGCAGTTAATTATGACATGGTCTTGCAGACCGGTTACATTTCTGTGGCGGGATTGCAAAACATGCAGCGGGTTTATCGGTTTATGGTGCTTGGTGATTACATTACGCCGCATGATTTAACGGTCGATGTTTTTACTGATTACGATGACGCTACGCCAGTCTCGCATACGTCGTCAATATCAGCAGAAACTAATCCGTACCATTACCGTGGGCACATGAAGAACCAAAAGTGCAGAGCGGTAAAGCTAAAGATAACGGCAGGAGGGACATCGGCTACAGGGGCGGCAGTTGTTCTTGATGGGTTAGCCCTTGAGATTGGCCTGCGTCCTGGAGCGTTTAAGCTCCCAGCAGCTCAAACAGTGGAGGCTAGTTGATGGCATCGGATAATCCATACGCAGGAGCGCTTGCCGGTGTTCTTGGCGGGGCAGCAGCAGGAATTATGGGCGGCGGGATTGCTTCGGCATTGGGGAGTTACAACAAGACTCTTCCACCCCTAGACCTTAGAGGACAAACAGAGCTCACGGGCGAAACAACCTCAAGGCCCGANGTCAGTGGCCTTCTTCGCAAGGCGTTTACTCAGTCAAAAAGACAAGAAATGCTCTTGGGGCATCTTGTTGATGAAATGGCTAGTGGGGTTATTGGCGCAGGAACAGCTCAGCAGGTAGCAAGGGCAGCAAGAGCCGATGACCAGATAGGTCGTGCTTATCTGGATGCTCGAATGCAAGAGGGATCGCACAATATAAACATGAGCCAAATGCGTGACCGGTTTGTTGAAAGCCTTACGCTAAAATCAATTGATCTTTTGGGAAGAGCAGGCGCAGACTATTTTTCTACAATGGAAACTACCGAAGAAAAACCAGAACAAAAAGAAAGTAAGCCAGCGGCTCCAAAAAGCGAAGTAGCAACAGACTCTCTCATGTATGGCGGAATGGGGGAAAGTAATCCTTTGACGGGTCAGGGTGGCTTGATAGCGAGCCCAATCAGCGAGCAAGAGATTCAGCGCCAAGCAGATATGAAAGTTGATAAAAAGAAGGCTTATCCGCAGCTTGGCTCGGACAGTTTGATGTATGGCGGAATGGAGGGCCGCAATGTTATTCAAGAGCTGAACCAAACAAGCAATCTTCCTGATGATTCGTTGATGTACGGAAAAGCAACAAAAGCAGAGCAACAAAAACGCCAAGAATCCAAAGACGCTCTTTTTGATGATTCGTTAATGTACGGCGGAAACGAAGGCTTTAACGTAATAACAAAAGGAAAGGTTCCTGAGCCTGTCGGTGAAGGAAAATCAGATGTTGAAATGCCTGAGTCAGTAAAGAAGATTATTGATAATATGGACGATGACGAGAAGAGCGCTTTAATTTCGCTGATGGGGGGCTAACGTGGCTGATGATGAATACACAAGACCGTATTCCGGTCAGACAACATACGGCGAACGTGACCGAAGCACTGGAGTTTACAACATTCCAGATGACCCTGAAGGACGCGAAGCTGTCTATCAGATGGGCGGCGAAGACCACGGCAGGTTTATAGGTGTCAGAGGCGGCGAGGGTGCTGGTGACTTTTATCTTATGGGTGAGAAGTTTGGCGCAAACGAGCTTGGCCAAATGTCACCTTTTGAGCGCGAATACTTGGCTGGCTTGCAAGCAAGAGCTTCAGGCAATGTTGATACTCTTGCCCAGCAGCAAATGCGGCGCAACCTGGCACAGTTAAGTGGCGGTCAGATGGGGATTGCTCGTGCTCTTGGGGCAAGAGACGCAGCAGGGGCTTTGAGAGCTGGCCGAGAGCGAGGGGAGCAGGTTACTGCACTTGGGAACGAGGCAATGGCGGGGCTTCGGGAGATGGAAAAACAACAAGCGGCTGACAGCTTACGTGGTCAGATTCTTGCTCGTCTTTCTGGTGAACGGCAACTTCAAATGCAGCAGCAGGCTGCCAGTGCAGGACGAGGCTGGGGAATGGCCCAGAGTGCTCTTGGTGGGCTTGCAGCTATTGCCGCAGCGTTCATATCGGATGAGCGGGTAAAGTCCAAGAAATCGCCAAAGAAAGGCGAGAAGGCTATCTCTGAGATGCTTTCTAAGATGAAGCCAGTCAATTACGATATGGCTGGTAAAAACGAGACTGGGATACTTGCTCAAGACCTCGAAAAGTCTGAAGCTGGCAAAGAGATGATTCGCCGAGGACCGGCGGGTTTAAAAACGATTGATAGCGGTGCTGCCTTGAAGAAAATGATGGCTGGAATGGCTATGCTTAAAAAAGAAAACGAAACCTTAAGCGAGCGCCTAGCAAAAATTGAAGGCAAGAAAAGAGGTAAGTGATGGCGGCTAACGAAGCAGGGGTTTCCTCAGAAATTGGCGGCGCCCCAGTAGGCAGGCTTAAAAGCGATATGGATTTTGCTCGGCAACAAATTGATAAAATCCAAAGAGCCACGCCACCTACAGAAGAAGAAATTCGGCAAAACCCTGCCTACTGGGAAGGAATTCTTAATAAAAGAGAAGCTGCCTTAAAAAAGTATCAAGATTTTATAGGAAGCGCAGAAAGAAATATCAGGGAAAGAGGCACGGCGGAGCGGAAAGAGAGAGCTTTGGCGCTTGCTCGCCTTGACGCTCGAAAAAAAGGCATAACTGATCCAGCGCAAAGAGAAGCGTTTGCAGAAAGAGCTGTTTCCGCTCAAGAGTATGTAAACCCTTACTCTATTATTGAATCACCTGAATACGTTGAAGCCCAGCAGGAAGCGGCGGCTCGTCCTATTGGTGACGCTGCCGGTGACGAACTAGAAAGACAGCGCCTTAAAAACGAACAAGACCGAATACGTCGGGGCATAGCTGAAGAAACAGCTCTTGCAAGAGGTTACCTTGGCGACTTGGACCGCATTCAAGGGGAGTCTGCCGAGATTGCTGGGCTTGAAAAAGATGCGGCTCTTTATGATTACCGCGTTCGTGCTCAGATGGCCGAAGAAGAGTCCAGGGCAAAACGAGACTATCGTAACGAAGTCCGTGACCTTATGCAGCAAAAGCAAGCTGCCGATAAACTAAGAAAAGAAGCAAAAGAGAAAGCTTCTGCTGATATCGATGAAGCAATTAACGAGGTGTCTGAGTTTAAAATTAACCCTAACCGAATTTTTGATTCTTTAGGGAAGCGTCTTTTGTCTGCCCTTGCTCAGGGCCTTGGGGCTTTTGCTGGCTCTGATGTTGCCTCAAAGATAATTGAAGGTGCTATTAATCGAGACATTGATGCTCAGAAAGCCCAGCTTGCAAATAAAAAGTTTGGTATTCGATTGCAAGAAAATGCTTATAGTCGACTTCTTGACCGCCACGGCGACGAGGAAAAGGCTGAGCTCTTGGCTCGCCAGCAAGCTTATACTCTTGTTGAAATGAAGCTTGGCGAAGTTGCTGATAAGTACAAGGTTGACTTGTCCAAGACGGGACTTGCCAAGGTTGTTGCCAACATAGAAAAATCACGTTTAGCCACTGAGCTTTCTTTGGCCGACAAGGAGTTCGCAGCAAGAACTGCTGCTGCTCAGCTAAGAGCGAGAACGGTTAAGGCTCCAAAGCTATCCGAAAAAGATAAAGAGTTTTTCTCTCAGTTTGAGTCGCAGTTCTTGCCTCAGTTAAAGGCTGTGGAGGATTATTATTACGGAAGAGGAAANTTTCAGGGACGAGGCTTAAAAGATAGCCCTATGTGGCGACAAACTACAGGNATGCTTCCTCANGACNTTGGCCGCATGATGGGAACCGACGCCGCTGAGTTTTACGAACTTGCTGCGAACCTATCTAAAACGTTTTCAGAAATTAAAGAAGGCGGTAAAATTTCTGACCACGATTTAAAGTTTTATCTTGAGCGTGTTCCTCTTCCTACGGATTCAAACAGCATGATTGAGTTTAAGTTGCAGCAGCTAAGCGCACTGGGTCAAGCAGCAGCAGAGTACCGAAAAGGGTCTTTAAGTGACTCTGAGCTGCAAACAGTTATTCGGGCTGGAAAGCGTGCTTTTGGGGAATCCAACGCTACAGCAAGCGCTGAACTGTCTAAGGAAATTATGAGCCGAATGGAACGGTATAAGGGTCAGGGGCAGTAAGGGCTATGGCTAGACTGTATAACTACGAATCCAATGCGTATGAAACCATTGACGACGACAAGGTTAAGGACGCGGTTGCGTCTGGGGCGTATGGGTTTGCTAAGGATGCAGAGGTAAACATTATTTTACCTAACGGCCAGCCTTATAAAATTCACGGGTCAGATGCTTTTGAAGCCTTTAAAATGGGCGCNCAGTTTGAGTCTAAAGAAGCAGCAACGAACAGGGCTTTTAAGCAAGAGTATGGGTCAGGCTTAGGCAACGCAATGCTGGCGTTTGGTGCTGGCCTTGGTCGTGGCGTTACGTTTGGCATTTCTGACGCAATGCTTTCAACCGTTGTTGACCCGAAAATTCTTCAGACCTACCAAGAGGAATTTGGTGGTTTAAGTTTAACCGGTGAAATTGGCGGCGCGGTTTTGCCTGCCTTGTTTACTGGTGGCGCCGGAGCGCTGGGTACTGCCGCCAGGCTAACCCCTGCTGGTCGTTCTGCAATGCTGTCTACGCGACTGGGCGAAAAAGCAGGAGAAGCTACCTTTAAAAAGATTGCGGCTGACTCGCTCGCCAGAAAAGTAGGGCAAACCGGCGTCTCTCTTATGGTCGCTGGTGCTGTAGATTCAGGCATTTATGAATCGGGAATGGAGCTTAGCGAGCTTATAACTTCCGATAAGCCTAAAGCTGCAAGCGATATTATTGCCAATGTAGGCTTAAGTGCTTTGCTTGGCGGTGCCCTTGGTGGTGTTCTTGGCTCAGGTGCGGTCCTTGGTGTTGCCGGTACAAAGAAAACAGCTACGTCTATTAAGAGCATGTTCGAGAAAACGCTAGATATGCCAATGGTAAACGGCGCCTCTGATATGCTTGCTCAAGCTGTGGCCACTATGACTGGTGAGCCTGTAGATATTGTTCGCAAGCTAATTCGTCCAGGAAAGAGCGGCCTAGATGAGAAGCGAATTATTTTAAACGACGTAGACGCGGCAAAGCAGGCGCTTGAAGATATTAAGGCCGAGCGCTATGCCTTGAGTGTCCAAAAAGTAAGAAACCGCATAAACAAGATAGATGAGCAAATTTCTCTTGATAACGATATCGACATGGCCTCTCTTAGCTTGGCGGAAGAAAAAACTGTTCTTGCGAAAAAACGCCAAGCCATTGTTCGAGAGCTTAGAGATGATGATGTAGAGCTAATCATCCAAGACATGGAGATAAACGGTAAGCTTGATGAATTAAATGCCGACAAAAACGCAGTAAAAGAACTTACCATTGAAGAAAAGCGCCAGTTTATTAACGACAACTTTGAGATGCTTCAGAAGCACAACGCCGAAAAAGCCTCAGAGCTTAGCCAGCTTGATGCGTTAAACACTCGTGCCATTGATATTCGTGAGCGAATGCTGGGTATTAAGAATCGTGGCGCCGATAGCATTGACTCTCTTCGTTCTCAGTTAAGACGACACAAAGAGGAAAACCTTCTTGAGATTGATGATCTCCGCAAAGAGCGTCGTGACTTTATTGAGAGGTTTGACGATTCCGAAATTGAGTTGGGTCTTAAGCAGCTCCGAGAACAGGGCATGCTTACGGAGGACTTGTTTAATCTTGACAAGCTAAGCGCTGCAAAGAAGCGTGAGTTTGCAATCGACAACGCTGAATACTTGTTTCGCCAGGCCGACGACGAAGCGCGTCGCTCTGTGATGTTTTCTGAGATTCAAGAAAAAGTTATTGCCGACCAGCTTCACAAGATAGACGTTACCGACCGAATCAACGCTACCCGAGAAGCAATGAAGGGTCTTCAAGGCGAGCAAAAAGATGAGATGGGTAAGCTTATCGCTGATGCTGAAGGCTACATGAGCCGCATAGGTGATCGTGCTGTCATTGACACAAACGCCCTTCTCGAGTCTGCCGAGCAATTAAGTGTTTTTATGCAGCGAAGAGGCGGAGAGCCAGGAGCCGATAAGGTTAAGGCTGGGTTTTTTGATGAGCTGCTGCCAAAACTGGTTGAGCCTGCCCCGGCAGTAGCAAGAGAGATGCGGGACGAAGCGCGCAACTATTGGTCTAAGATAGAGGACACTCTTGAGGGCATACGCGATGACATCGATAAGGATTTATCTTCTGCATTAGGTACCCGACTAAACGAAGTATCCGAAAGATTAACTGACGCGTTAGATGGCAACCTGCCTGTTGATGTGATGTTTAAAGAGCTTGATGATGCAAAGCGACAAATCCAAGAAGTTCTTTATTCAAAGCCCGTTAAAGATTCTGCTGCTCTTCGGGGAATATCCGACGTAAGAACAATCACAGATGGCTTTAACTCTATCCTGACTAATGAAAAGTATTTCGGCAAAGCTGCTGTGGATATGTACAAGGATGTTAATCAGGCCATTAGCCACTACATCCGAGCAAGGGATGCAATTCAGACAGGGCTTACGGCTAAGGCGTTTAAGCCTGAGCTCTCCGGCAGAGCTGCAAGCATTACACCTTTTGCAAATAATCGAGAGGCGCGTATAGCGGCAGTACACAACATGGTGCGCTCTGCCAGTGTAACTAATTTACGCAAAGGGTTTGACCTTTATCGAAAGCAAGCTGAAAACCTAGCAGACGTTTTTGAGCGTTACTTTAAAGGCAAAGGCGAAGAGTTTGATGCAGTGCTGGGCCAGTTTCGTAATGGAGCAAAAGGGCTAGAGGAATCATTTAATCAGGCGACACTAGCAAGAAACTCGCTTGAAGCTTATCGAATGGTTACCGGCAGAAAAATACAGGTTAAAGAGCTGCCTGATTTTGCCCAACAAAAACTTAGCAACTATACGCGAAGAGCCCAGGAAATCGATGAATTGGGCCAAAAGCTAGGAGCGCTTACAAGAGAGCGTTCACGCATTGGCGGCGACACACTTGCCGAGTCAAAAAGATTCGCGGCAGAAACAAAGCAGATTCTTGCAAACAAAAAAGCCCATAGCAGTTGGCTTAAAACAGGGCAGCTCAAGCAGCTTGATGACCTGGCAAAGTCAAGGCTTCCAATTGCTCGCCAACTTGACTCTTTAAAGCAAGAAAAAGCAAAGCAAAAGCTGGCGTCTAAAGGCGAGAAGACTAAAAAGCTAAACGAGATTGATGCAAAAATAAAAACTGTTCAGGCTAAAATGCGAAGCATTGATAACCAGTCAGCGGCAATCGAGGCAACAATTAAGAAAAGCGTTCGTGATGAGCTGTCTAAAGAAACCAGTGGTCTTTCAGATTTAAAGAAAGNCATGCTNAGCGAAAAGTCTACGCTAAAAATNAAAGAGCAGTTTCGCAAGGAAGAGGTTGCACGNCTTAAAGCTAAGCACCAGGAGACTATTCTTGAGCTTGAAACTGAAATGCTTTCAATCAAGGCAAAGCAGGAGGTTGCTCGTGCAAAAGTTAAGAATGCTCGCAATGTCTACAAAACAAAGAAGGCTGTCAAAAAAGGCGAGATAACGGACGAGTCAGAAGCGTTAAAAGTTCGGGCTGCTGAAATACAAGAAGAGATAACGAAGAGAAGAGCAGAGCTCAGGGCAGCAGATAAGATTACGGACAAGGACGTAAACGAGCAATTGCTCGCGCTTATGCAGAGAGAGCTTGCGGCTAAAGAAACCTTGCGCGGCATTGGTGCCGGGTATGATGGCGTTGGAGCTGCAATGCTTGCAGGGGCTGTGGGTTCGGTTCCATTTGGTTTAGGCGGCGGTATGGCGGCAGCAACAATTGCAGCAATGAGCAAGCCAACNACNTTTGCTCGNGCTAACGTTGCTATATGGGACCTCATTGACGGGACAGANAANGCGCTTGCTGAAAACCTGGACCACGTTATCGATGTTATGTTCAACAAAGCACGGCCTCGCAAAACAACCCAATCAAATGTGCTGCCTAGTTTTCTTGCGCCGATAGGGGCCCTGGTTGACGCTGAGACTGCCGCCGAACGCCAAGAAGAGTATGAGGTAGTGGTTGACCGATTGAACCAGCTGACAACAAACCCCGCGCTTCAGGCAAAGGTTTTTGAAGAGATTGCAGAGCCGTTTGGAGAACGTAAAGAACTTGGCCAAGAAGTTGTCCGGCAAGTGTCGGGTCAAATTCAGTACATCAAAGAACATGCTCCAAAAGTAGCGGCAGCTAATCCCACCCAATTGTTTCAGCGGCGACAAAAAGCGCCTGACTCAGAAATAAGAAAGTTTGCAGAAATTTGCGCGGTAGCTGAAGACCCTGTTCGTCGTGTTTGTGAAAACCTGGAGAACAACACTATTTCTTATGCTGAGATTGACTATTTAAAAGTAGCGCATTCTTCGTTGTACGAGAGGATGGCTGTGTACATAATGGAAAAAGCCTCTGACCGCGTAGCAGATGGCGAAGTTTTAAGTGATGCATTTAAGAGAACCATGCATAAGTTTTTGCCTGCTGACGTGGCGCCGGGAATGATGACCGCCCAGCTTGCAGTTACTCAGGGTGTCTACAAGGCAGAGCCTCAAGCGCCTGCACCAAGAAAGCGCCTGGAGGGTTTACAAAACCAAGCAAATCGAGCGACACTACCATTGCAGACTGCGATGGGATAACCACTTGAGTTGAAGAAATGACTCGGCCTTGTGCCCTAGGAGGATTTTGAGATGAGAACCCTTAATTTTAAAGCCGCTGTAAGCGGAACCATTAGCGCCACACCCGCCCTTGATTTAAAGGTGCAGGAAAACGCACGTCAGACGTGGGAGTTTTTGACTGACTCCAACAACGTCAAAGTAATTCTGTATAGCGTATTTACTGATGACGACGGAACCGAGACAGAGGGGCAGATTCAAGAAGTTGCCTTGACTGCCGGTACTTTGACAATCGTAAACTTCAACATGAAGCTTGGCCATACTCGATGCAAGTACGACGATACAGGTAGCCCGATTTCGAGCGGAACGCTTCGAATTAAAGCAACGGCAGCAAAGTAAGGAGCAAGTTATGGCAGATGCAAAAATTATCAACTACGGCCAGCCTATTGGCGCAGGTTCTACGGCTATCCCAGACAACAACGCTACGGCCCTCGTAATTCAAGACACTGCGGGCGAGCAGTTTATGAAAATCACAACGACGGACGGGGCCGAGCAGCTAGAGCT